CCCTGCGCCGTGAGGTTGGCAGATATAACGAAAATCATGTTCAATCAGGTAGAGCACTTGGAGAACTTGGACACCCAGACGGTCCTACCGTAAATCTCGATAGAGTTTCTCATAAGATTGTCTCTCTTAGAGAAAGTGGTGCAAACTTTATTGGTAAAGCAAAGATCTTGAATACCCCAATGGGTAAGATTGCATCTTCACTTATTGAAGAGGGTGTAAAACTCGGAGTCTCATCTCGTGGTATTGGTTCCCTCAAAATGACAAAAGAGGGAATCAATGTTGTCGGTGACGACTTCATGTTAGCAACGGCTGCTGATATCGTTGCTGATCCTTCTGCCCCTGATGCTTTCGTTGAAGGTATCATGGAAGGAAAAGAGTGGGTATGGGATGGAGGCATTCTTCGTGAGAAGTATGCAGAAAAAACATACAGACAGATTAATACCTTGGTTGATCAAAAACAACTCGATGAGAAAAAATTGAGTTTGTTCAATGACTTCCTGGCGAATCTTTAATTTTATAAATAATATTAGTTTTAATACGGTTTAAATCGGAGAGTTCAAATGTCTAGTGGAAAAAATTTACAAGAAATGGAAGTAGGCACAAAGCAAGTCCGTGATGCTGTTAATTCTAAGGCAGTAGCCGGAATGTCAATGCAGTCTTCTGATAATGTAACCCCTGGTCAAACCGGGTCTTATGAAGATCTCGGTGGTCCTACTCCCGAAAACTATAGACCTGATGATGATTCAGCAAAGCTGAACACACCAGGTAAAACTCTTAAGCAAGTAAGAGATGTAGTTAATAAAGGAGCAAAACCCGCAATGGCAGCACCAGCAATGAAGAAAGAAGAAGAGGAGCTCGATACAGAGGCTACCATCGAAGAGGAAGAAACTTCCACTGAAGATGTAGTTGCTGAAGAAGAGACCACTGAAACTGTTGCTGAGTACGATGTCGAAGAGGACGTAAATGCCCTCCTCGGCGGCGAAGAACTTTCCGAAGAGTTTAAAGCAAAAGCAAAAACCATCTTTGAAGCAGCGATCAATGCTAAGGTCGCCGCTGTCAAAGAAGAGTTAGAGCAAGCATATGCTGCTCAACTCGCTGAAGAGGTCGAGACCGCAAAAGAATCACTCGCTGAGCGTGTTGATTCTTACCTTGAGTATGTTGCTGACGAGTGGTTTGAAGAAAACGCACTCGCCATTGAGCACGGTCTGAAGACCGAAATGACCGAATCATTCCTTGAAGGAATGAAGGGTCTTTTTGAAGAACATTATGTATCAATCCCTGAAGAGAAGTATGATGTGCTTGAGAGCATGGTAGACAAACTTGATGATATGGAGACAAAACTCAACGAGCAGATCGAAAAGAATATCTCCCTTAACAAGCGTCTCGCAGAGTCGGTTGCTGATGGAATCTTAGATCAAGTTTCTGAAGGGCTCGCTGCCACTCAGAAAGAGAAGCTCGCCTCACTTTCCGAAAGTGTAGAGTTTGAAAGTGAAGAAGAATATCGTGAAAAACTGGAAACCCTGAAGGAGTCATATTTCTCCGGCAAGGCACCAGTTGCTAAAACTGAAACCCTTTCTGAGGGTGTAGATGTAGCTCCTGAATCATATACTGATTCAATGAGTGCCTATCTCAGAACCATGGGTTCTTTTGGCAAATAACTGAATTCAACATTTTAACAAACACTAACTTTATAGGTAAACGCAAATGTTCCAATCCGAGCATCTGCAGGAAAAGTGGGCACCTCTCCTCAATCACGAGGGTTGCGAGAAGATCTCAGATCCCCATCGTAGAGCTGTAACCGCTGTCCTGCTCGAAAACCAAGAAAAATTCCTCAGAGAGCAATCTGCCTTCGAGCAAGGTGGATCACTCCTCTCCGAAACCCCAACCAACGCTGCTAACGCCAATGGCGCTCAGGGTGGTTTTGGTGCTGACTCTGCTGCTGCAGGTCCTACCGCTGGTTTCGACCCCGTTCTGATCTCCCTGATCAGACGCTCCATGCCTAACCTGGTCGCTTATGACCTCGCTGGTGTGCAGCCAATGTCCGGTCCTACTGGACTCATCTTCGCAATGCGCTCCCGCTACACTAATCAGTCTGGCGACGAGGCATTCTACGACGAAGCAAACTCCGCATTCTCTGGTCAGGATGCTGGATTCGACACCAACATCACACGCGACTTCGCTGATCCTGTTGCTGGTGTTGGTACTACCTCACAGTCTGGTAGCAACCCTGCACTCCTGAACCCAACCGGCACTGCATCCTCCACAGGATACGATGTTGGTCAGGGTATGCCAACTGGTGCCGCTGAGAACCTCAAGGGCACTGGCGAACATGCCTTCAACCAGATGGCATTCTCTATCGAGAAAGTCACTGTAACCGCTAAGTCCAGAGCACTCAAAGCTGAGTACTCCCTGGAACTGGCACAGGACCTCAAGGCAATCCATGGTCTGAACGCTGAAGCGGAACTCGCCAACATTCTCTCTACTGAGATTCTGGCTGAGATCAACCGTGAAGTCATCAGAACCATCTATAAGGTTGCTGAACAGGGTGCTGTCGCTAACACCGCTACCGCTGGTGTATTCGACCTTGACGTTGACTCCAACGGTCGCTGGTCTGTTGAGAAGTTCAAAGGACTTCTGTTCCAGATCGAGAGAGATGCGAACGCTATCGCACAAAGAACTCGTAGAGGAAAGGGCAACATCATCCTCTGCTCCGCAGACGTTGCTTCCGCCCTCACCATGGCAGGTGTACTTGATT